GTGACAGATAGTGAAGCATTAAATAAGGTTATAGAAAATTCTGGATTAAAATTAACGTTTATAGCACGTGCATTAAAGTTAAGTAGAGAAGGGTTTTATAAAAAACTTAATAACCAAACTGAATTTAAAGCAAGTGAAATTGTGAAAATGCAGGAAATTCTTAATTTATCAAATGAACAAAGAGATAAAATTTTTTTTGCAAATTAAGTTGAATTAAAATCAACTCAAAGCAAATTATTTAATTTAAAGGTCGAAAAAGGTTGACAAACCTCGAATTAAGTCGTATCATTTTAATATCAAAACGAAAGGAGCAAAGGAATGGTACAGACAACAATAAGAATCCCAACAGAGCTACACACGAAGCTCAAAGAGTTAGCAAAGAAAAGAGGATTAACAGTTAACGCACTTATTATTCAGGCATTATGGAAATTATAAGCAACAGACAAGTAAGGCAAAGCATAAGATAAAACAGAAAGTTAGGAGTGATGAAAATTTGAATGTATTAATTTTTGTTAATTATCAGGGAAATCAATATGAATGGGATAATTTGACAGAACAGGAGAAAAAGAAAATGACTGAGAAGCTGAACCAGCAGACAGCTGACCAGTTAGGCTACGAAAAGGAGATTATAAAAAATTGATAGACGTACAAGAAAAAAGAATGCCTGCGGAAGTGGAAGTTCCGACAAGCATTCGCAAAATAATATTACAATTTCATTTTATACCAATTAACGAAAATAGTCAAAAGGCTAAAAAATCCAAATTAGAAGATATTGCATGGGACCTACATTTGGTTAAGGATGTTGTGATTGCAGTTTTAATATGTGCAGTATTAAGCAATAACAAATGGATTGCTATTGGAAATGTAAATAAGATATCAGCAATTATAACAATTGGAGCAATTATCATATATGGACTATTTGCATTTGATGTATGGCTGCGTTGCAGAAAGTAGGTGCAGGATATGTATTACAACGAATGTCCTAACTGCAGGGCAACGTTAGACCCTGGAGAAAAGTGTGATTGTTTATTGGAACAAAATGAACATATCCATATAAGAAGAGTTCAATATGCAACTAAGGCTGAATGGCTCGATGCACGAAAAGGCAAAATAGGTGGTTCAGATGCGGCAGCAGTATTGGGACTTAACCCATACAAGACTAATGAGGAGTTTTGGGAAGAAATGGTAGGCCTTAGAGTTCCAATAGATATATCGGACAGACCGTATGTCATATATGGAAGTAAGGCAGAAGAACACATAAGGGCAATATTTGCATTAGACCATCCGGAATATAAGGTTGAATACTTCGGAGACAACATGCTGCTTAATGATAAATATCCATTTGCACATGCATCTCTTGACGGAGAGTTGACAGAGCTTGAATCCGGAAGAAAAGGAATCTTTGAATGTAAGACAACAGAGCTGTTTAGTTCAATCCATAAAGAAAAGTGGGACGGGGAACATATCCCGGATAATTATTACATACAGGTCTTACATTATCTTATGGTAACAGAATATCAATTTGTTGTTTTAAGAGCACAGATAAAAAGCTTATGGAATGGTGAGATAAGGCTTATTACTAAAGATTATCATATTGAACGAAGTGAAGTTCAGGAAGATATTAACTTTCTTTATAAAAAAGAGCAGGAATTTATTAATAAAGTCAAAACAAAAACAAGACCGGCATTAATAATGCCAGAATTTTAAACAGAAAGGAATAGGAAAAAATGGAATTACAGATTTATAATCCAACAGATGAAAATGCAATCAAAAAGATAGATTGGAATTATGAGGAATTAAAGCAGGAAATAACAACAAGAGCGAATGATTATAAAACTCTTGTATACACAGACGACAACATTAAAGATGCAAAATCAGACAGAGCAAATCTTAACAAATTCATAAAGGTTTTAGATACCAAAAGAAAAGACGTTAAAAAGATGATGCTTGAGCCATATACAGAATTTGAAAGTCAGGTAAAGGAACTAATTGGAATCATTGGAGAAGCAAACAACAACATTGACAGTCAGGTAAAGGCTTATGAGCAGAAAAAGAGAGATGAAAAACTCGTAAAGGTTCAGGAAATTTACGATGGAATATTTGGCGATAGTGATTTGTTATCAATTTTAACATGGGACAGAGTATTTAAGCCGACATATCTTAATGCAACAACAACCCTTAAAAGCATAAAAACTGAAATGACAGAGTTATTTGAAAGAGTAACAAATGAACTTAACATTATTAACAATGATGATGGTGAATATCAGTTTGAAATGAAAGAAGAGTATCTTAAAAACTTCAGTATGACAGATGCTCTGACAGTCAAGCAGAGATTTGAAGAAAATGCGAGAAGAAAAGCTGAATATGAAGCAAAGAGACAGGCAGAAATGGAAGCACGTAAAGAAAGAGAAAGAGCAGAAGCTGAAAGTGTTGCCGATGCTGGAAAGATGCAGACTAATGAAAGTAAAGAAGAGAAAAAAACTGCAACTACAGAAGCAGTAAAAGCAGTAGAAACTTTCACGGAAGAATTGATTGAACTTGACTTTAGAGTAAGAGCAACAGCAACTCAGCTTGAAGGATTAAAGAATTATTTGAAGAGTAACAATATAGAATTTGGACCAGTGAAATAGGGAGGAAATACGGATGATTAAAATAGAAAATGGAAGTGTACATGTTAAAGGAACCAAATCAGATATATTATCAGATTTATCTTGCATAATATACGGTTTAAAAATTGAAATGGGTATAGATGAAGCAGATTTGAGACATGCAGTAGATATTGCTTTTATGAATGAAAATGAATTAATGGAGTCGTTAGATCATGCATTAGACGAATTAATAGATGTATTAACAAAAAAGTTCGATGATAAGGAGGAAAAGTAAATGGCAGTATCAAATAATTTAGCAAAAAGTCAGCAGAAAACAACATTAACAGCATATCTTTCAAATGATGCTGTTAAAAATCAGATTAATAGCATTATTGGTGGAAAGAATGGACCACGTTTTATTTCATCAATTATAAGTGCAGTTAATGCAAATTCTACATTACAGGAATGTACGAATGCATCGATATTAAGTTCAGCACTTTTAGGTGAGAGCCTTAAGCTTTCACCAAGTCCACAGTTAGGACAGTTTTACATGGTTCCGTTCAATAACAGTAAGAAGAAATGCAAAGAAGCACAGTTCCAGCTTGGATATAAAGGATATATTCAGCTTGCAATCAGATCAGGACAGTATAAGAAACTAAATGTACTTGCAATTAAGGAAGGTGAACTAATTAATTTTAATCCTTTGGATGAAGAAATAGAAGTTAAGTTAATTGCTGATGAATCAGAAAGAGAAAAGGCAAAAACAATAGGATATTATGCGATGTTTGAATATACAAACGGATTCAAAAAGGCAATGTATTGGTCAAAGGAAAAGATGCTTGCTCATGCTGATAAATATAGTCAGGCGTTCAGCTTGAAAGCAACAGGCGGAAGTTGCCCAAAGGTTTCATATGCTGATTATGAAGCAGGTAAGGTTCCTGAGAGCGAGATGTGGAAATATAGCAGCTTCTGGTATAAAGATTTTGACGGTATGGCATATAAGACAATGCTTAGACAGCTTATTAGCAAATGGGGTGTAATGAGTATTGATATGCAGACAGCTCTTGACAGTGACATGGCAGTAATTAATGAAGATGGAACGAAGGAATATGTTGAAATAGATGAAGGAATGATTGTTGAGGGTTCTGCGGAAGAAGTTCAGAATGTGGAAAATAAAGAAGTTGCAGATGTTCAGGTGGAAGCAGAGCCACAGCCACAGACAACAGCCGAGGCAGTACAACAGTCATTCTTCCAATAGGAGGACAAGCCTATGGATATAGTGGATTACATTCCATTTGGAAGGGAGAATGCAGTAACCAGAGCACAGCTAAGAAGCAGAACGGGAATCGATGACAGAGCAATAAGGGATATGATAGCGGCTGCAAGAAGAGATACCGTAATTCTTAACATGCAGGATGGCAAAGGTTATTTCAGACCACTTCCGGAAGAAATAAATTATGTAAAAGCACATGAAAGACAAGAATCAGCAAGAATAATGAGCCAAATTGAAGGCTTAGAAGTTGAAAGACGAATGATTAGAGAACATTATGGTAACTATTAATGGATATGCCAACATACATATCTGATAACAAATATATATCACGAAATTAATTAACTATGTTTATGTAATTAGCCTGCTACATAAGGTGGCAGGCAGAAAGGAGACAAGGTGGGCATAACATTTGTAATTCCCGGACCGCCAAAAGGAAAAGCCAGGGCAAGAACATTTTACAATTCAAAATTAGGAAGAATGCAAAGTATCACACCGGATGGAACAGTTCTATATGAGAATCTGATAAAGACAAACTATACCGAAGTCGCAGAAGATGAAGATTTTAAAGGCTATTTTGATAAAGAGCCTTTGACAATGGCTGTAACGGCGGTGTATGAGATTCCCAAAAGTACAAGTAAAAAGAAAGTAAAATTAATGCAGGAAGGGTTAGAAAGACCTTGTAAGAAACCTGATATAGATAATATTGCAAAGGTTGTATGTGACGCATTAAATAAAGTAGCTTACGGAGATGATACACAGATTTGTGACATGATTTTAAGAAAAAGGTATACAAGAGAAGGAGAAAATCCACACGTTATTGTAACTGTAAGCAATACAGAATAAGGAGTGAACATGGCAAGACCAATAAAAAAAGGACTTAGCTATTTCCCCAAAGATGTTGATTATTACGAAGATTTCAAAATCATGGACCTGATGAACGAATATGGTCCATTAGGTCAGACTATTTACGACGTAGTCATTTCGATGATTTATCGCGAAGGTTACTTTCTTGAATTTAAGAATTTTGAACAGCTTAAGAAGAATCTGCCGGTTAAAATCATCAAGACAATCGGAAATAGATGGATTAATAAAAAAGACTTTGTGTTACAAGTTATTCTCTCTTGTGCGGATATAGGTCTATTCGATTATGACCTCCTGATGCAAGGAGTTGTAACCTCTGTTGGAGTTCAGCGACGCTATGATACAGTGACTGTTAGGAACAAAGTCCAGAAAGAAAAATATAGGTTGATTGATGAAAACGGTCAACCCTTATTAAATGAACCCATAAAAGGAGTTTCTGCAACAGAAACAAACGTTAATGTAACAGAAAACAGAGATAGTGCAACAGATATGCAACAAAAGAAAATAAAAGAAAACAAAAGTAAAGAAAACAAAACAGTGTATTTCGATTCAGAAAAAGTGAATGATGCATTTGCAGCATATCTCGCCATGCGAGAAAGGTCTGCACCAGTACCGGGAAGCAAGATTGTTAATCTCATTGAGCAGCTTAATACTTTTAAAGATAAAGGCTGTAGTGATGATGAACTTGTAGAGATTGTTAAAGAAGCAACATCAAAAGGTTGGATGAATTTTTATAAGTCGGACAAAAAGAAGCCGGAGCAGAGCAAAGCAAACTTTACTGAACGAAATTATAGCAAAGATGATATGGAATCACTTGAACGTAAATTGTTAATGAGGAGATAGATATGGATATAAACAAAATGACAAAAGAACAGATTGAATACAGAATCAGACAGTTAGATGGCAGGGAAATGTTTCTGATTAGTGCTGATTATATGACAGATGAACAGAGGGAAGAAGTAAGAGCAATTACGCTTGAAAGAGAGCAGTTACAGAAGAGATTGGAAGAGTTAAATGGATGTAAGAGTTAATGAACCTGCAAATTATTGGCATTTAATTAATTTACCGGGAAATAACCAATATGAAATCAGCATAGATGGAAAAGTAAGAAAAACATTCAAGAACGGTAAGAAAAAAATGTTAACACCATTTAGGAGAAAGAACAAAAGAAATTTATTTGTGAAAATCACTATTGATGGTAAATCAAAGGACTACACAGTTTTCAAATTATTGGTTAATACATTTGTCAATGAAATTCCAAAAGGAAAAGTACCATACCATAAGGACTTGAGTATTTGGAACAATCATAGAGACAACATAGGATTCATAACAAGAGAGGAATTAGGGAAACTTACTGCGAGAATGTCAGGTAAAAGAAAACCAGTAATAAAGATAGATGAAGCAGGAAGGATTGTAGAAACATATGTAAGTGTAAGAGAAGCAGGCATTAGAAATAACATGTCTTATCAGACGATAGCAGACAGATGCCATAACAGAATAAAGAAACCATTTGCATTAGATGGATATAACTATCAGTTTGAAGAATAAAAAATAATCGAAAGGAGCGGAACTCTGGCCAGAGTAATGATATATCGGTTCCTGGAGAGAAATGGAATATTTAGAATTTTTAAAAAGCAAAATTGACATAGCAAAAGACAGTGGATTTGAAGTGAAAAGAGAAGATATAAATCCAATATTAAAACCACACCAAAAAGATGCCGTAATGTGGGCGATACGAGGTGGAAGAAGAGCTTTGTTTGAATCATTTGGACTAGGAAAAACAGTTCAGGAAATAGAATTTTGTCACCAGATAATAAAGCATAAAGGTGGAAAAGCGTTAATTGTATTACCACTTGGAGTTAAGCAGGAATTTACACATGATGCAGTAGAGGTATTAGGTTATAAAAAGCCTGAATATGTGCGAAACATGGAAGAGGTTAAAAATACCAAAAGTGACATTATGATAACCAACTATGAAAGAGTAAGAGATGGAAATATTGAACCTAAATATTTTAAGGCAACATCCTTAGATGAAGCGTCAGTTCTTAGAAGTTTTGGAAGCAAGACATATCAGGAGTTTTTGGAAAAGTTTAAAGGAGTTGAATATAAACTTGTTGCAACGGCTACACCATCACCAAACAAATATAAGGAACTTATTCATTATGCAGGATATTTGGAAGTAATGGACACAGGTCAGGCATTAACAAGATTTTTCCAAAGAGACAGTACAAAGGCAAATAATTTGACTTTATATCCTAATCAGGAAGATGAGTTTTGGTTGTGGGTAAGCAGCTGGGCATTATTCTGTACAAAGCCTTCAGATTTGAATAGTGAATATTCAGATGAAGGATATGAATTGCCGCCATTGCAGGTAAACTGGCATGAATTACCGATAAACTACGGAGATACGGCTGATAAGAATGGACAGATGCAGTTATTTACAGAAGCGGCAGCAGGATTAAAAGAAGCAGCAGCCGTTAAAAGAGAAAGTATATCTGCAAGAATAGAAAAGATGAAGGAAATCGTAGAAGCAAGTCCAAATGATAATTTTATACTGTGGCATGATTTGGAAAGTGAAAGACACGCAATAAAAAAAGCGTTACCGGAAACAGTTGATATATATGGCTCACAGAATTATGAAATCAGGGAAAAAAGAGTTATAGATTTTTCGGAAGGAAGGACAAGATTGTTTGCAACAAAGAAAGAATTATCAGGTTCAGGTTGTAACTTCCAAAAACATTGTCACAGAGAAATTTTTGTAGGCATAGATTATGAATTTAATGATTTTATTCAGGCAATACACAGATGCTACAGATTCCTTCAAAAAGAGCAGGTAATAATTGACATAATTTACATGGAGAATGAAAAGAGTATTAAAGAGGTTCTGGAAGAAAAGTGGAAAAATCATAATCATATGGTGTCAAAAATGATTGAAATAGTAAAGAAATATGGTCTGAATCAGAACAATAAGGCACAGGGACTTAACAGAAAGATAGGAGTGAAAGCAGTGAAGGTAGAAGGAAAGTATTATACAGCAGTTCATAATGATTGTGTTGAGGAAGTAAGAACCATGAATGATAATTCGGTAGATTTAATTCATACATCAATTCCATTTGGAAACCATTATGAATATTCGGCAAATTATAACGATTTCGGACACAATCAAAATACGAAAAGATTCTTTGAGCAGATGGATTTTTTGACACCCGAATTATTAAGAATATTAAAACCGGGAAGGGTTGCGGCTATTCATGTAAAGGACAGAGTACTGTTTGGTAATGCAACAGGTACGGGAATGCCAACAATTGAACCTTTCCATGCTGACTGTATAGCTCATTACATAAAACATGGATTTCAGTACTTTGGAATGATAACGGTTGTGACGGATGTTGTAAGGGAAAATAATCAGACATACAGATTAGGTTGGAGTGAACAGTGTAAAGACGGCTCAAAAATGGGAGTGGGATGCCCGGAATATATATTGCTGTTTAGAAAGCTGCCAACAGACAAATCAACAGCTTATGCAGATGAACCGGTTAAAAAGACAAAAGAAGAATATACGAGGGCACAATGGCAGATAGATGCACACGGATACTGGAGAAGTTCAGGAGACAGACTTGTAACAAAGAAAGAATTATTGGAAGCAGACATTAAGAATTTACAGAAGGTATATCGCAAATATTCAAGAGAAAATATTTACAGCTATGAAGAACATGTAAAACTTGCAGAACAGCTTGATAAAGAAGGAAGACTTCCGGCTATATTTATGGTAGTAGCTCCCGGTTCATGGAACAACCTTGAAGTGTGGGATGATATAAACAGAATGAAAACACTCAATACACAGCAGTCGAGAAGGAGAAAGCAAATGCATGTGTGTCCTTTACAGATAGACATCGTTGAAAGGATTATAAACAGATATTCAAATAAAGGGGATTTGGTTCTGGATCCATTTGGCGGACTTATGACAGTTCCAATGACTGCGGTAAAAATGAAAAGAAGAGGATACGGAATAGAATTAAATGAAGATTATTTCAGGGATGGCGTCGGATATTTGCAACAGGCTGAAGAGGAAAGAGAGACACCTACATTATTTGATTACTTAGGAATAGATGGAGGTGAACAATAGTGACAATAAAAGAATTGGTGGAATTAAATTTCTGCATTGCTGAAATAGAAGTTGAGGTTAGGTCAAACGGCAGACTTAAAGCCAAATATTACATAGGAGATGGAGCATGGAGAGATGCGAAACTGCGCGAACATGAAGCACATCAGGATTATAAAGTTGAGTTTATAGCAGAAAAGATAAACAGATTTGAAAATGACCATGTATATCATGATGTTATATTAAAGAATATTCCAAAGAAAATACTAAAAATGGAAGTATATGCATGGCAGATGACCAGAAAACATTGGCATCCGACTAATTCAGATTCATTTGAAGCAATAGAGATTACCGTAGAAGTACCGGAAAACTACGAATTACCGCCAATGCAGGAAAATAAGGAACTTGAAGGACAGATGAATATAGAAGACGTGTTTGACAATGAAGGGAGATTGAAATGGCAAGAATAGATAAAGAGGAGCAGGCAAGGCGTGAAGGAATGGCTTATGCCTTTAAGATTGCTAAAGAAAGAGGGATTGATGGACTGGAAAAGGAATTACGATTAAGAAACATTACAAAACTTCCAGTTGCTATCAAAGAAAAAGATGTTGAAGAATGGTGTGATGGAATGAAAAATCAGACAGTAGACAGTGTGGGAATCCTGGCAATGGTATCTTTAAGGGACGGATTTGGATTTGGTAAAAAAAGACTGTTAGAGTTTAGAGAAATATTCAACAATAAAACAGAATGTATTATGAATCCTGATTGGAGCTGCTGGGATGATCAGATAGCAATTTTAAAAGAAGAATGTGGTATTGATACATTCATAAGACAGAATGAATAGATGTTAAGAAATGTTAAGAAGTAAAATGTACATTGAAAACTAAATAGTGGCTGATAAATTTCAAAAAAACTTAATTTGTTTGGTAAAAGTATCGACATATACGTACACGTATGATATAATGATTATATCAAATGAAGGAGGTAAAACCAATGGGCAAGAGAAAAGACAAAAAGAGCCTTAAGATATGGGATTTGGTAATCAAGTCGTTAATAGCAATAGCAGCATTGATTACATCAATCGCCGAACTCATAAAGGCTCTTACATAGGAGAAAGGGAGAGAAATCTCCCAATCTCTTACAAGTATATTAGCACATTGGGAAAGAAAATGTAATGAAGAAGTTTAACTTTTCTACAGCATTTTTTATGTTTACCATCATATTAGCTTTAGCAACGGAATGGTCTATAGTAGGATGCGTATTTGTAATATGTGCATCGTTATATATGCTAATTGAGACGATACCGCAATTATGGAGGATTATAAATGGACGAAAAGAAAACTAGACCACAGGACAAATGGGATATGAAAGCAGGAGTGTCAGCAAAGACATACAAAGTCAATACAGCTGTTGCAGAAGAATTTAAAAAGGTATGCAAGGAATTGCATTTATCTCAGGGTCCTGAATTGACAAAGTTAATGCAACAATTTATTGAAGAAAATAGGTAAAGGAGAACAATAAGATGCCTAAGGGAGAGCCAAATAGTCAGACGATTGCATCCCAGAAGTGGAATGCCAAAGCTGGGTATGTTGCAAAGACATACAAGTTAAAAAAAGACGTAGCAGATGCATTTGCAGAAACATGTGACAGGCTGGGAGTGAGTAAAGCAAGCCAGCTGACAAAGATGATGACGGAATTTATTGAACAGAATAAGTAAAAAAGAAAACTATCAGCCATTATTTGGTTGGTAGTTTTTTTATGCGAAATGTTAAGAAATGTTAAGGAGTGAGAGAAATAGAAAGCGAGGAATAAGAATGAGATTAATTGATGCAGATGAAGTGATTTTACATTTAAATGATTTTATGTTACAGCAAAGCCCTATTGATGTGCAAGATATTGAAAGCATAAAAGTAAGTGCAGTAATTCAAGATTGCATAAAAGCGATTGAAAATCAGCCAACAGCCTATGATGTGGATAAGGTTGTTGAAGCACTAGAAAGTTTGTTCAACACAACAGAAGATAAAGGCAGACGATTAGCCTACCATCGAGCAATTACTATAGTGAAAGGTGGTGGAGTTAATGATTAAATTAATAATTGTAGCAGTTACAGTAATTGTGGCAGCTATAATGTACTCGTTTTGCGGTATGAGCTCAAAAGACGACAGACGCAGGGAACGTGACGCAAGAAAATGGGATGATGATTAGGTAGAACATGTACATTGACAATTGAATATTGGTAGTTTGGATGGTATAATTTTTACTATAAAAAGGGAGTAAAAATAATTTATGGTTATTGAAAAAATAAAAAAATTGTTTACTGAAAAAACAAAAAGATTTTTTCTTGAAAAATGTTGGTTTTTAATAACAATTGTAATTTTAATTATTCTACCGAAGATTTGCGAAAAAATATTGTTTTATACTGAAAAATTAAAACTCAGTGGATTTTCTAAAAAAGAATGGTTTTCATTTATGGGTTCGTATATTGGAACGATATTTGCGGTTGTAATAATGTATATTACATTTTATAAAACGCAAAAAGATTATAAAAATGAATTGATTAGACAAAAGAAAATAGATCAGATTAAGAGTGAAAGAGAAATTATACGAAAACTAAAGAACATTGTTCTATTAGACAAGTACGAATCTATTGATGGAAATTTTAGCATAAATGATTATATTAAACTATGCAATGATTTAATGGTAACTAAAGTATGGTTAGCACAAATAAATAAAGACGAAGAAGATTCTGCTAAAAATAAATTAATAAGTAGAATAGAGATGATAGAAGCAAGTTATCAATGTAGTCAAATTGCTATTGGTAATAATTTTAAAAATGAAGATGATATAACAAAAAGAAATAATTTTTTAATGGAAATAATTGATACACTAATAGCAGTAAGAAATAATTATAAAATGGAAGTAGAATTATTATATTATAATTATGAAAATGAAATTAAAGAAATAATGTATGAAGAATGAAATAACAGACCAACTACCAATATTCGGTGGTTGGTTTTTTATTTTGCATAAAACAGAAAGGATGGATAACGTGGCAGAAACAAACAAAGCTAAAGAGTATTTGCTCCAGGTAAGCAGAGCAGAACATAGAATAAAGAGACTTCAAGAAGAAATACAGACATTGCAGGAACTGGTAACAAGTACAAGTGCAATAAGTCAGGGCGAAAGAGTTATATCTTCTACATCGCAGGACAAGATGGCAGATACAATTTGCACAATCGAGGAAAGAATAGAAGAGTGGAATACAGAGGTTCGTAAATTAGTTGAGATTAGAGCAGAGATTATGACAACGATTTCAAAGTTAAAAAATACAGACCATAGGGAAATATTATATAAAAGGTATTGCCAGTCTAAGACATGGGAAGTGATAGCATGTGAATTAGATTACAGTTACAGATGGATTTTGAAATTACATGGAAGAGCATTATTAGAAATTGAAAAATTTTTAAAGTGTTCATAGAAGTTCACATTGAACATATGATATTGTTATAATATGATAAATACCCAAAGGGAACTAAAGTTCCTCCTCCGAAATTAAGTATTTATAGAGTCATCGAAGAATGAAAGAGCATCCTTATTAGGGTGCTTTTTTAGTGCATAAAGAAAATGTGTAATAAGTTATACACAATTTGGAATTAAGAAGAAAGGAGTGGTTGCAGTGACAATTAAGGAACAGAAATTTTGTGATGAACTTTTGTCGGATCCAGATTTTAACAAAACAATGGCATACAAAAAGGCATATCAAAATGTCAAAAATGATAATGTTGCGGCTGCAGCTGCTTCCAGGCTTATGAATAAGCCGGAGATTAAAGAATATATAGAAAAGCAGTTAGCTGAATTGCACAATGAAAAAACAGCAGACGCACAGGAAGTATTGGAGTATCTCACATCAGTAATGAGAAGGGAACATAAAGAAAATGTTGTAGTTACTTTGAGCAGAGAAACATCTACATATGTTCCAGATGAAAAAGGGACAATGAGAAAGCAAACAGTTAAGGAAGAGATACCTCAAATAGTTCAGATACCTACAAGAGTTTCAGATGCAAATAAAGCAGCTGAGCTTCTTGGTAAGAGATATGGCTTGTATACAGATAAGCTTGATGTAAACAATGAGGCAGAGGAAAAGAAAGCAGAGAAGTTGGATAACATTGCTAGTATTTTAGCTCAAATGACACCTTTAAGAGAGGGTGAGTAGATTTGTTAATACTATCACCTAAATTTAAAGAATTTATATTAACAGAAACTAAGCGAGATTATCTTGAAGGTACTACTGCAGCAGGAAAAACTACTGTAGGTATATTTAAGTTTATGCTTATGGTGGCAAAGAGCGATATTAAGTATCATGTTATTGCAGGAGCAGACCTTGGGACTGTTGAGAAGAACGTAATTAACAATGAAAGGGGTCTTTTAGATCAGTTCGATGGTTTAGCTGAATATTATCCTAAAGGTCAGGGCAAAATTGGTTTATCTCATATTAAGTACCAAACACCAAATGGTGAAAAGATAATTTACGTGTGTGGTTATGATAATAAGGCACGTTGGAAAAAGGTATTGGGTTCACAGCAGGGATGTGTTTACATTGATGAAGTTAATACGGCAGATATGGAGTTCTTAAGAGAAATATCCCATAGATGTAAGTACATGATGACTACATCAAATCCTGACAGTCCTGATTTGCCGATATATAAAGAATTTATTAATCATAGCAGACCTTTAAAAAAGTATATTAAAGATTATCCAGAAGAATTGCTGGCAGAGTTAAATGAACCTGAAAAAGTTGGCTGGGTTCATTGGTATTTTACTTTTTATGATAATGCTAGTTTAACAGAGCAGGATATTCAGGACAAAATAGATGCGGTTCCGGTTGGAACCAAAATGTATAAAAACAAAATATTAGGTCTTAGAGGAAAGGCTACAGGTCTTGTATTCAGCATATTTGACAGAAAGCATCATGTTATTACAGTTGATAAAGCAAAAGCATTTATCAGAAACAGAGCAGATAAAAAGCAGACAGAATGGTTTGAGATATTTACAAGTGGATTAGATACAGCATATTCAACAAAAAGTCCTGATACAATAGCCATGAGTTTTGCAGGAATAACAAATAGAGGCAGATATATACTTTTGGATGAAAGAGTGTATAACAATGCTGAAATAGGAGTTCCATTAGCTCCGTCAGATACTGCTAAAAACTATTATGATTTTCTTGAAAGAAACAGAGCAGAATGGGGACTTGCAAAGCAGACGTTTATTGATTCTGCTGACCAGGCAACTATAACTGAATTAAAAAAGTTTAAAAGAGAACACGCACAATGCTTATATGTGTTCAATGAAGCATATAAGGGTGTGAAAAATATAGATAGAATTATATTACAACTTGGTTGGATGAACTTTAATGATGATAAAGACATTCAGTCAAGTTTTTCAATTGTTGAAACCTGTAAGGAATATCAAAAGGAATTAGATAAGTATTCATGGAAAGAGGAAAAGGACCAGGAACCAGAAGACGGCAATGATCATATGGTTAACTCAGTTCAGTACAATTGGATTCCATACAGAAAGAAAATAGGAGTAAATAAAGAATGAGGTTATTAGATAAAATGAGAGATGGAATAAGACATTTTTTAAGAATACAGGACGCTCCAAAACAGACGTTTAACATTAGGGAATTACTTAATTATGATGGAAATTGTGTAAAAAATCTTATTTGGTATCGTGGTGATAGCTACGAACTGACACAGCTTTATCAAAACATTCCAGGTGGTTCTGATGGTGTGAAGTTTTGGGCTGCACGTTCAACTGTTGGAAGAGAGATAAGAAAAATACATACAGGCTTACCAGGGATTATAGTTGACCGATTGACTGACATTATTATTAATGATTTTAGCCAGATTACATTTGCAAAAGATACAGACAAAAGGACATGGGACGATATAGCAGAAGATAATAACTTTAAAGAAATACTTAAAAAGGCAACGTCTAAGATGCTTGTATTAGGTGATGGTGCATTTAAAATATCACTCGATACAAAAATAAGCCAATATCCGATTATAGAGTTTTATGGAGCAGATAAAGTTGATTATGTGTATAACAGAGGACGAATACAGGAAGTAGTTTTTACTACTGAATATAGATACAACGATACAAGCTACTACTTAAAAGAACATTATGGATATGGTTATATTGCCTACAAACTTTACAGAGAAATGGATGAGGTAAGTGTTGCTGTTAATACAATTCCAATGTTGAGTGGATTAACCGATGTTGCATTTGATGAATCAGTAATGATGGCACACCCAATAAAGTTTGGAGAAAGTGCAAAATGGGAGGGAAGAGGTCAGTCTATCTTTGATAAAAAGACGGATGATTTTGATGCGTTAGATGAAGCGTGGAGTCAATGGATGGACGCTTTAAGAAAAGGACGAAGTAAGGAGTGGATTCCTGAATCATTACTTCCAAGAAATCCTGAAAGCGGAGCAATTATCAAGCCAAATGCCTTTGACAATTCTTATATTGCAAAAGGTGATGATATGTCCGAAAATTCTCAAAACAAAATTGAAGTGACACAGCCAGCAATTCCACACGAATCGTATCTGGCAACGTACATTACTGCCCTGGATTTGTGCCTGCAGGGTATTATAAGTCCTAGCACGTTAGGAATTGATGTAAAGAAGTTGGATAATGCAGAAGCCCAGAGAGAAAAAGAAAAGACTACTCTTTATACAAGAGGAAACATAGTAGACATCTTACAGGACCAGATACCTTTATTTATTCAGAAAGTATTTGATGTTATCAATATAAGTCAAAATAAAACATTAACAGAGGTTAAATGCACAATTGATTTTAGTGAGTATGCTAATCCATCATTTGAAAGTCAGGTAGAGACAGTTGGAAAAGCTAAGACACAGGGAATTATGAGTGTAGAAGCATCCGTTGAGGAACTGTATGGTGATACAAAAGATGAAGAGTGGAAAAAAGAAGAAGTTGCAAGATTAAAGGCAGAGCAGGGAATAACAGATGAACAGCAACCGGCTTTGAATATGGAAGGAGATTTAACTGATGAAGGTAATAGTAGGGAAAAAAGTATACCAAATGTCCAAGAACAAGGCAATGAACCTTCTTAGACTTGCAAGTGAGCAGGTTCCAAGAGGAATATATGCATTGGAGAAAGACAAAGTAATTGAAATGAGAAATGATAAATGTAATTCAGTTACTCAGGTAAAAAGTTTAAAAAGACAGTTTAAAAAGGCTGGTTTTAAAGTATATGCTAACGGAGTTGATTAGAAGATATGCCAAAGGATTATGACGTTGAAGAGGCTTTCAGAGCAATTGAGAATGAACTTATAAATTCCATGATGCGCAATTTGTCACATCACAGAGCAGAAGAAATGAAAGAAGGATTGAACTGGACTTCATGGCAGGCAGAACAGCTTAAGGCTCTTAATGTATACAAGCAAAAGAATCAAAAGAAGTTCACCAAGATATTTGCAGATATTAACAGAAATATTGAAAAGTCCATATTGCTACATAGAAGAACAGGAGAAACCGAACAGGAGAAAGCTATTCTTGAAGCAATAAAAAAGGGAGCAAAGTTAACACATAAAGCAGGAAGCACCATAGAGGGTGCTTTTTTTCGTATTAATGACAGAAAACTTGATGCATTATTAAACGAGATAAATGCCAGTATGCGACGTGCTGAAACAGCAATGCTTAGAATGGCAAATGACCAATACAGAAAAGTTATATTCAATTCGCAGGTTTATTATAACTCTGGAGCAGGTACATATGAAAAAGCAGTGGATATGGCTACAAAGGACTTTTTAAGCCGTGGCATTAATTGTATACAGTATAAAAATGGTGCCAGAGTAAACATTGCTTCATATGCAGGAATGGCCTTAAGAACAGCCAACACAAGAGCTTACTGTCAGGGCGAAGGTGCAAAACGTCAGGAATGGGGCATTTCTACAGTGATTGTAAATAAACGTGGGTTACCTTGTCCTAAGTGTGGAAGATGGACCGGAAAGATACTCATAGATGATGTATGGAGTGGCGGCAAGGCAAGTGATGGCCCATATCCGTTAATGTCTCAGGCTATGGCAGGTGGTTTATATCATCCAAACTGTAAAGATGGACATACAACATATTTTCCAGGCATTTCTGCAAAGCCTGAAAAGGTAACAAAGAAAGAAATGAAGCAGGCGGTAATTGCAGAAAAACAAGAGAATAGAGACAACTTAATACAGAGAAACATAGATAAGTTTGATAGGTTATCAAATTATTCATTGGATGAAGAAAACAAGAAGATATATGTATCTAGGGCAAATGCCTGGAATAATATAAAAAAATCTCAGAAGGGTATAAATTTTGGAAAAGCCTTAGAAAGTGGAAATATTAATAATAAAAGGGTAGGAAATAATAATGTTGACTTAAACAAAATGAAGGAAGAATTTGGGAAGAAATTTAATCAATTAACTAATGATTCTGCAACAAATGATGCTTTAAGAAAGTATGCAAAGGCTATGTTGATTCATAGAAACGGAACTGATGGAGAAGACCTTTATATTATTAGTAAGAAATCAGGAAAAAAATTATTTTCTAAAACAAATAGCAATAATATTTTAGGGGTAGAATTAAATAGAGAAGAAATTGAATTGATAAGGCAAATGCCATTAAAAATAGGAATACATAATCATCCCACAAATATATTACCAACAGGCAGTGATTTTGTAGTTGCTGGATATCGAAAATATGATTTTGGACTAGTAATAACACATGATTTAAAAGTTTTTCAATATAAAGTAGGAAACAGACCTTTTCCAGCTGCTTATTTAGATAATAAAGTTGACAAATATATGGGAAAGAATTACAATCTACCTATATTAGAAGCACAAAGAAAGGCATTAGACGAACTTTCAGAGGAGGGACTTATTGAATGGAGAGAGATAATGACATAATCAAGGAAAAGGATTATATTGTAAAGACAGACAGAAGTCCAGAAGAAATTGAAGAAGCAATAAAGAAATCAAGAGAAGAAATGGAAAGAATGAAAGAATGGCCAATGGCATAGATACCACCCAGTTATGAAACTAGGTGGTATTTATTTTTAAGGAGGTTCTATGGATAATTTCAAAATTATATACAAAATTCTGAAAATTATGGAAGCAGCAATGGATTTGGAAGAATTTGATACTAAAACAATATCTAAAGAAGCTTTGAATTTAACCGAAGCCAGATGGTGTAGGATTATTGCAATGCTCGTAAATGAGGGTTACATAACCGGAGTAGAGGTGTGGAATAGCTTTGACTGTGGTTATCCTAAGGTGGCATTATCACGACCAGAAATAACAATAAAGGGATTGGAGTATTTAGAACAGAACAGTCTAATGAAGAAAGCAGCAGAAATGGCAAAAGGGATTAAAGAAATTGTTCCGGGAATTTAGTTAAAGAATAAAGATAGATAATGGCATCCAAAGGGTGCTTTTTTTATGCAATGAAATAAAGGAGGTAACAAATGTTAATAGCAAAAATCAATTTTTATGACAAGGAAAACAACCTTAAATTGGTAAAGGCTGGAGAGGAAGTTAAAGCTAGGACAAGCGAGCGTAAAGAGTATTTATTGAAATTAGGCGCAGTAATTGAAAAAGACGAACCAAAAGCATCTACAAGTAAGTAGGTGCTTTTTATATGCCCAAAACGTTCTGGCTTAAAACTCTCGGAATAAGCTGACGAGCTAAAACGGAAAGGAAAACGAATATGATAAGAAGAACATTATTGCCTATGAACATTCAGTTTTTTGCAGAAGGTTCAGGAGAAGGTAATGGAGATGGAAACGGTAATAATAACCAGAACAATGCCGGAAATGGTAACAGTAACCAAAATACTGGAAATAACAATCAGGGTGCAACATATACCCAGGAACAGTTAGACGGAATTGTTAATAGCAGAACTGCAAGAGCTGAGCAGTCGGCTTTAAGGTCGTTCTTTCAGCAGCAGGGAATGTCAGAAAATGAAGTGACACAGGCAATTAACAGTTACAAAGCGCAGAGAGCAAAGAATACACCTGATGTTGCAGGAATGCAGACAGAGCTTGCACAGACTAAAAGTCAGAATCAGCAGCTTATGGTTCAAAATTCAGCAACAATACAGGCTGTGGAGTTAGGAATTGATGCAAAATCTATTCCATATGTAATAAAAATGGCTGATTTTAAGGAAGTAATGAATACGGATGGAACAGTTGATGCTGAAAAAGTAAAAGCAGCAATAAACAAGGTTTTAGAAGATGTACCAGCCTTGAAACCGGCAGATAGTGGAGCAAATAATAATCAGGGATTTACACAGATTGGAGCTCCAAATAGTAATAATCAGCAAAACCAGGATGACTTGTTAAGAGGCATCTTTGGAATAAAGAAAAAATAGGAGGTAGTAATACATGGCAGCATTACAGTACGCTGATATTTTCAGCAACATTTTAATCGAATTATATGGTCAGTCACAGGTTTCTGTAGATTTATATAATTCAAATTCAGACATTCAGATTGTGAATGGTAAAAACTTAAAGATTCCTAAATTATCAGTAAGTGGATATAAGGACCATACAAGAGGTAGTTTAGGTTTTAACACAGGTTCATATTCAAATGAGTATGAAACAAAGACATTAGATCACGACAGAGATATTGAGTTTGTAATCGACCCGGTAGATGTTGATGAAACTAATTTAGTAGTAACAATTGCAAACATTCAGAAGAGATTTGAAACAACTCAGGCTATTCCTGAAGCAGACTGCTATACATTTAGTAAGCTTTATTCAGAAGCTAAAAGAGTAGGTGCGAAGGTTAAGACAACAGCTCTTACAACAGCAAATGTTCTTTCAGATTTTGATGATAACTTGGAAGCTATGACAGATGCAGGTGTCCCACTTGACAGAGTTATTCTTTATTGTACACCAGCTTATCTTAAGTTGCTTAAGAATGCAGAGGGTATTCAGAGAACACTCGAAGTAAGCGGAGCAAAGGGAATCGACAGAAGAGTTCATTCTATCGATGATATTGGAATGATTAAGGAAGTTCCATCTGCAAGATTTAAGTCCAAATATAACTTTACTTCAGGATGTACAGCTGATGTATCAGCGGTTCAGATGGATTACATGTTAATTGACCCTGAATGTCAGGTATCAAGAAACAAGTATAGTTTCATTACAGTATTTGAACCTGGAACAGATTCAAGAACTGCGGACAACTATTTATATCAGAACAGAAAACTTAATGGTACATTTGCTATTGATGAACTTATGAAAGAGGGATGTATCATTCATGCAGCAGCAGAATAGGAGGCAATACCATGAGAGCGGTAAAGGATAATAAGGTATATAACATATCTAAAATGCAGAAAGATGAATATCTTACATTAGGATATGATATTTACGATGATGAAGGTAAAATTTTAGAACACTCACCTAAGACTACAGTTTCATATGCAGAATATGAAAAGGTGGTTAAAGAAAGAGATGAGTTAAAAGCTCAGCTTAATAAAATTTCAGGTGACAAATTCTCTGCAATGGAAGCGGATGAATTAAAAGCATATGCTACAGAACATGGAATTGATTTAGGTAATGCCACATCAAAAGAAGGAATTATCAAAAAAATCAAAGCTAGTAATGCAGAATAGGGGGTGAGCCTATGGCTTACACCCCTTATGTGTCTTTGGAAGAATATTTGAAAACTGCCAGAGAGTTAATACCACAAGATGATGTTGATAAGATGTTGAGGCAGGCAAGCAGACATATTGATGCATTAACATTTAACAGAATTGTTGCCAAAGGATTTGATAATCTTACGGAATTTCAAAAAGATGTGGTAAAAGAGGTTGTATACAGACAGGCAGAATTTGAATATGAAAATGAAGACATGATTAATACTGTATTATCAAGTTATTCACTTAATGGAGTATCAATGAATTTTGGTAGTTCATGGAATTTATATATTGAGGATGGAGTCGCAATTAGAAAAGATTTATATGCTTTATTAGAGCAGACAGGGTTGTGCTGCAGATTGGTAGGTGTGTAATGAAATATCCTAATTTGGTACCAAAATCGATGTGCAAGACAGATATAAATGTAACTATTTATAAAGAAGGAGTATCTGAAACAGGTGCTCCTTTAATTGCACTTAATGATGAATTAAAGTGTAATTATCAGGACATGGCATATACAAAAATGACCGCAGAACAGAAGATAGTAACTTTAAGCGGAAAAGCTTATTTTTGTGGAGATATATGCCCGGAGCAGGCTGTTATAAGTAGTGGGAAAGTAACAGTGTTTGGAGTGGAAAGAACAATATATCAGGGAACAAAAGCAAGAAATCCGGATGGAAGTGTAAATTATACGTTATTGGAGTTGGTGTAATATGAAAGTAAGTTCAACTATCAAATTGAATATGGGTAGGATAGCAAAATTAACAAAAGCACAAAGAATGGCATTAGAAATGACTGCGGAAGCAGTACATACTGATATGGTTCAGTCTCAGGTAATTCCATTTGATACAGGTAATTTACAGAATACACAGACTTTTGTAGATTATTCTGACAGTGCAAGCGGAAAGATTACAATTGCTTTTAATACTCCATATGCAAGAAGATTGTACTATCATCCTGAGTTTAATTTTACAAAATCAGAAAATCCAAATGCAAAAGGCAGATGGGCAGAGGATTATCTTGAAAATGGTTCAAAAAAGGATTTTGCACGAAAAACATATAAACAATTGTACAAAAAACTTGGAGGTATATAGATGATTTCTTTAAAGGATATAAAAGACTGGTTGAAGCAGTTTGATATAGCTGAACATTATTACATGGGAAAGTTAGATAACAAGCAGGATAAATCTGTTGGAGTATATCAGAGAAGAACATCTGATCAGCCAAGAATGTGTATAGGTGAAAAGTCATCATATGACATTAAACCTGTATCAATACTTCTGCATTGGTCAAATGATGCAGATGAAACAGAAGAAAAAGCGATGGCTTTATGGAATGTTTTAAGAAGCCAGACAAATGTAACAATTAACAATGTTCATATCCCTTATATAAAGTTACTTAATTCAGAACCTATAGATGTAGGAACAGATGAAAAAGGAGTATACGAAAGGGTTATAGAAATAGATTTTTATTATTCGAAAGGAGTATAACATGGCAGCTAAGGATCCAGGAGTTTTTCCAGTGTATAAAAATGCCTTTCAGTTAGGTGCACAAGAGGGCAAATTAAACAGTATAGCTGATATGGAAAGTTTTTCAGTGTCATTTGATAACGGTGTGGAAAATTGGACACCAATGGACACAGAAGGATGGCAGAGAGGATTAATGACAGCAAAAGCATTAACTATTTCAGTATCAGGAAAACGTAATGTAGGAGATGCAGGGAATGATTATGTAGCAGGTAAAGCGTTCGTAAATGGCAGAGATGCAGAAGGAAATTTTCAGTGGACATTCCCTGATGGGACTACAGTATTGTTGAAAAATGCAATATTTAATGTAACAGCACTTGGAGCAGGTGACAGTACAGCAGTAGGACCACTTGAATTTGATGTTCAGAGTAATGGTAAGCCGGTTGTAACACCAGCAATTTAGAATTAAGGAGCAGGGTTAAAAGCCTTGCTCCATTTTAGTATTAGGAGGAATATAACATGTCAAAGATTATTGATATTACAGATAAATTAGATTTTGAAGAAAACCCAAGATTAAAAGTAAAAGATATAGAACTCGAAGTTGATGCAAGTGCAGAAAACTTATTGAAAGTAATGGGTCTTGCAACAGATGAACCAACGGCTAAGGATGTTCTTGAAATGTGTGAAATCATATTTACAAAAGAAAGCAAAAAGAAATTAGATTCTTTACATCTTAATTTCAAAGACTATAACACTGTAGTAATGGCTGCAATTAATCTTGCGTCCGGAAGTGAGAATGAACAGTCGGGGGAGTAGATACATTCTATGATCTGATAGATGATTTTGACCTCATAGTGAGTTCTTTTGCATCTCAGTATGGAATAAGGCTGGCAGAATTAAAAACAATGCGGTGGAGTGAATTTGTGAGCTTGCTAATAGGAATTTCACCTGATACGGCATTGGGAAGAATTGTGTCTGTTAGAGCAGAAACAGACAAAGACATATTAAAGAACTTTAATGATGAGCAAAGAAAAATCAGGAATGAATGGCTATCGAAACATTCTAGGGCAACAGTATCAAAAAAAGATGCAGAGAAATCAATTCAGAATATGGAAAAGATGTTTATGAGAATGGCAGGGTTAAATGTATAGAATTAAATGCAATATATGTGGGCAAACCTTATGCAAAGCGGACATCTTTAAGGGTGAAATTAAATGCCCACGATGTAATCAAATTAATTACATAGAGTTTATCAGGAAAAGAAAAAATGAAGTCAAGAGCCAATAATCTCCACCTTAGAGTAGGAGAGCGTGCCTGCTTTAGAAAGGAGAGAGAATATGGCTGAAAGTGTAGGTCAGATTGGACTTGATTTAGTTATTAATCAGAATCAATTTCAGTCACAGTTAAACGGAATAAAATCAGTTGCAAAAAAGGCAGGGGCAGTTATAGCTTCTGCCTTTGCTGTTAAAGGAATAGTTAACTTTGGAAAAGAATGCCTGGAATTAGGTAGTGATTTAGCAGAAGTTCAGAACGTAGTCGATGTAGCATTCCCAAATATGAGTAGTACAATTGATAAATTCGCTAAAAGTGCAGCAGCTCAATTTGGTTTGTCAGAAACTATGGCCAAGAGATATGCCGGTACATTTGGCTCGATGGCATCAGCGTTTGGATTTACAGAAAAAGAAGCAGCTAATATGAGTACCACATTAACAGGATTAGCCGGTGATGTGGCATCATTTTATAACATTAGTCAGGATGAAGCATATACAAAAATAAAATCTGTATTTACAGGTGAAACTGAATCTTTAAAAGATTTAGGTGTAGTAATGACACAAACAGCGTTAGATCAGTATGCTCTTGCTAATGGTTATGGAAAAACAACTGCAAAGATGAATGAGCAGGAAAAAGTTGCGTTAAGATATGCATTTGTTCAACAACAGTTATCAAATGCTACAGGCGATTTCGCCAGAACATCAGACAGTTGGGCAAATCAAACAAGATTATTAGCATTGCAGTTTGACAGTCTGAAAGCAAGCTTAGGTCAGGGGTTAATTAATGTGTTTACTCCGGTTATTAAGGCAGTTAATGTACTTTTAGGCAAATTGGCAACGCTTGCAAGTGCATTTAAAGCATTTACAGACTTAATTACAGGTAACAAGAATGCAGAAAAATCCACAACTGGAATAGCAACAGGAATGGAAAATGCTTCCGCAGCCGCTTCTGATGCAAACAGTAATGTGAAATCAATAGGAGATACTGCTACAAAGACGGCAAAAAAAGTTGAAAAATCACTTGCAGGCTTTGACAAGATAAATAAATTAACTGAACCAACATCAGATGATTCATCATCAGGAAGCAATGGAAGTAATGGTAGTTCAGTAGCCGGTAGTCAAGTTGACTATGGAAGTCTTAATAAAGGTGAGACAGAACTAGATGGATATTCAAAGAAATTTGCAAAGATTTTCAAGGACATGCAAAAAGAACTGGCACCAACAACAGAAGCATTAAAAAAACTGTACAATGAAGGTTTGTCTAAATTGGCTGGTTTTAGTTGGAATGCACTTAAAGGCTTTTATACTAATTTTTTAGTTCCAGTTGCCAAATGGACATTAGGTAAAGGATTACCTGAATTTATATCAGCATTAAATGATGGATTAAACAATATAAATTATGGAAAAATAGAAAAATCCTTAAATAATTTATGGAAAGCACTAACTCCATTTGCCATTAATGTAGGTGAGGGTTTACTTTGGTTTTGGAAAAATGTATTAGTTCCATTAGGTACATGGACAGCTAATGAAGTAGTCCCAAGATTTTTAGAAACCCTTAAAAATGCAATAAACATACTTAATGCAGTAATTGAAGCATTAAAACCATTGTTTAAATGGCTATGGGATAACGTATTAACTAAAATTGCAAGTTGGACAGCTGGTGCATTCACCACAATATGGGATGGAATTAATGGAGTACTAAATAAATTCTCGGATTGGTGTGAAAAACATCCGGGAACAATCAGGACAGCAACAGTTGCCGTAGCAGGATTTATGGCAGCATGGAAAGCAATAAAATTCGGCGAATTTATTGTAAATGCAGGTGGTATAGTGTCAATTTTGGAAAAAATGAAGAAAGCTATATCAGCGTGTACCGTTGCAAAGATAAAGGACAATATCGAAACAGCCAAGATTGTTGCGCTATATGCAAAAGATGCAATAGTGAAGGCCGCAAGTACTGCAAAAACTATTGCATTAACAGTAGCGCAAAAAGCAGCCGCATTAGCACAAAAGGCATTAAATATTGTTATGAATGCAAATCCTTTGGCTTTAATAGTAGTTGCAGTTACAGCATTAATTGCAGCATTTGTATTGCTGTATAACAAGTGCGATTGGTTTAAGAAAGCTGTTGATAAAATTTGGAAAGGTATTAAAAGTGCCTTCTTTGTGTGCTTTGATGCAATTAAGGAATTTTTAACTACAACATTACCTGATGCATTTTCAAAATTAAAAGAAAAAATAGACCCTATATTACAAACTATAGTAGGAATAGTTAAGACTTATATAGAAAGTATTCAAACTGTAATTAATGGAATAACTACAACTGCAAAGGGAGTAGTAGACTTTATTACAGGAGTATTCTCAGGTGATTGGAAAAAGGCATGGGATGGAATAAAGGGAATCTTTAGTGGTTTCTTTACAGCATTAAAAGGAATACTTGCAACAGTTGGAACAGTCATAAGCGGGCCATTTAAGGTAGCATGGTCAGCTATATCAACAACATTTAAAGGAATGGGTAGTTGGTTTCAGACTAAATATGACGCAGTTAAAACAGTTTTCGTTAATGTTGGAACATTCTTCAGTGAGAAGTTTACAGGAGCATATGATAAAGTCAAAAGTGCGTTTGCAAATGTAAAATCATTCTTTAAAGAAGATGTATGGGGAGCAATTAAAGGTTGCTTTAGCAATGTAGTTGATTGGTTTAGCTCAAAGTTTAGTGCTGCGTGGACAGCAGTTAAGGATGTATTCAGTACAGGTGGAAAGATATTTACCGGAATAAAGGAAGGTATAGCTGATACGTTTAAGACAGTAGTTAATGGATTAATAGATGGAATAAATAAGATTATTAAAATGCCGTTTAATTCTATAAATGGCATGCTTAATAAAATCAGAGGCGTTGGAATAGGTAACGTAAAACCATTTGAAAGTCTATGGAGTGAAAATCCAATATCAGTACCTCAAATACCTAAACTTACACCAAAACTTGCACAAGGTGGTTTTGTTAAAAAGAACACTCCACAGCTTGCAATGATTGGTGATAACAGACATCAGGGAGAAGTTGTTGCACCTGAAAACAAATTACAGGCTATGGTAGATGAGGCAGTAAGTAAAGCTGGCGGTAACGGAATCACAAAAGATGAATTAGCAAGAATAATGGACAGAGCAGTAATCAGAATTATAGCAGCTTTTTCAAGTGTTGGATTTAATATCGATGGCGAACAATTGGCAAGACTTGAAAAAGCAAAGAAAGCAGCATTAGACAGACGTTTTAATAGTGTGACGATAGTATAGGAGTAATGGATATGGCAGAAGCAGTATTAAAGGCAGGAAGTGTTGAACTTCCTGCGCCTGTCAGCTTGTCAATAGCAGATGAATTGATATGGACGGCAGATACAGGCAGAACATTAAACGGAAAAATGACAGGTGATGTAGTTGCAGAAAAAAAGACAGTAAGCATAACATGGGGAATTTTAACAGAAAATGAATACTTAAAAATTAAGAAAAATCTAACAAGAGGATTTTTCCCGGTTACGTTCAGAGATGATGGTGGCTTGATAACTATTAAGACATACAGAGGAACATTAACTAAAGAAGTTTTAGGAAGATTGTCGGATGGAGTTTTTTATTACAAATCGGCAACAGTAGACTTGATTCAACAGTAAAGAGGAAATTAAATGATTAATGTAACAGAAGCATATAAAGAAGCAATAAAGGAAGATAGAATATTTGACCTGCAGGATAAAATTATTCTTAAAGATGATACGGAAATACCATTAATTATGTCAGATGTTTTGGCATATTCCATTAATTCGGCTACATCATCTGACAGTACATTTGATGTAGGAAGTGTTGTGGCGGCTAAATTATCGCTGACAATCGATAACACGGATGAAAGATTTGAAGATGTGGACCTGACAGATGCAAGAATATCAACAAAGATAGGTCTTTTAGTAGAAGACAGCTTTGAATATGTAACAAAGGGAATATTTTACATTAACAGTGCCCAGGATTCAGGAGACACAATAGTTATTGAGGCTTATGATAAGATATTATTTCTTGATTTACCATATGCAGAAAGTACTTTGGCATATCCTGCAACCATCAGGGAAATACTTCAGGAAGCGTGTACACATTGTGGAATTACATTAGACACAACTACAATAGGAACCGGAGCAAATTATATAGTTAATTCAAGACCGGCTACAGATTCACTTACATTCAGGGACATTGTAAGCTATTGTGGGAAAATTCTGGGAAAGTATGCATACATATCAGCAGATCAGAAATTAAAATTTGCATGGTATGAAAAATCAAATTCTCCTTATGAAATAACAGAACAGTCTTCATTAACGAAGAATCGTTCGTCAATGACAATAACAGGTGCGAGATTTGGATATACAGTTACAACTGTTAAGGAAGGAGAATCTGAAGCGACGGAAGAAAACAAGACGGCATTTGTTGGAACAGAAGGATATGTTCTAACTATGGAAGATAATCCTTTGATTCAGACGGAGGACATGGCAAATAAAGTAATGAATATACTAAAAAGTTCCGTGGTAGGAACAACAATAAGGGTTTACAGTTTATCGTGTTTATCAGACCCTACAATAGAAGCAGGGGATAGTATTAAAGTAACTGACAGAAAAGGAAGGTCATTTGAAAGTTTTGTCACAAACTGTACTTTTACACTTTGTGGCAATCAGGAGCTATCTTTAGGCGCTGAAACAGAAAGTGAAAATCAATACCAACGATTTTCAATATCAGATAAGATAGTATCAAAGGCAAATCAGAATAATCAACAGTTGATTAATGATTACAATAACGAAATGCAGAGATTGACGGATTTGATGATGGGTTCGTTTGGTATATATAAGACAGAGGAAAAACAGAAGGATGGTTCAACTATTTTCTATCTGCACGATAAGAAAACATTGAAAGAATCAACAACAATATGGAAAATGACAGCAAATGCAATTGCAGTTTCGACTGATGGCGGAAAGACATTTAATGCAGGACTTGGAAAAGACGGCAATGTAATTACAAAAGTACTTTCAACTATAGGTATCAATTTCGACTGGGCAAAGGGTGGTACTCTTAATCTTGGTGGAGAAAAGAACGGCAATGGTGTTTTAAAGGTCACAGATTCGTCAGGTAATTTAGTTGGAATGATGTCAAACGATGGATTAATGGCTAATCGCGGAAAAGTAGGCGGTTGGAATATTAGCGATTCAACTTTTTCACAGGAAGTAACGTCAGATGTGGGAACTTATGGTGTATACATGCAACCACCTACTCCAGGAGAAAAATGGGCAGGATTTTGTATACAGAAACTTATAAGTGGCAGTACATATGATCACATGTTTGAAGTGAATGGAGATGGTAATCTGTTTGCTAAAGGATATGCAGTTATAGACGGTTTTTTGAATATTGGGAGTTATGCAGTTATAGACGGTTCTTTAGAGACTAAGAGTTATGCAAATGTAGGAGAGAATTTAGCTGTTGGTGGTGACTTAATTGTACATGGTGCTGCACAGATTGAAAATGTATCGGATATATTTGGAAAGATGTTCTGTTGTGTATCAGCGGTAGTAACAGAAAGTCCGGCAGCTATCAATGCACCAGATGGTTATATTCCAATAGCTGCAATTAACGCTGATTGGGCAGCTTACCCAGATACAGCTTTCGAGATAGTTCGACAAGGTGGATTTAATCTGTTACTCACAAGAAATTTAAAGACAAATCCGGCAACATCAGGTAACTATGTAGCAGGTAGTGGTGGAGGAAGAAGAGCTAACATTCTTTTTGTTAACAGAAAGTTTATATCCGGCTATGACGTATAGAAAGGAGGCAGAT